ACTTTTTCTTGTAGCCTTGAAGCGAGTACGAAATTATCTTTAATTTTTTCTATATCGAATAGCGCTGCCTTGGATTGTTTCCCTTGACCTTTTGGACTAATATTTTTTGTAGTTTGAGGAATCCCAGTTGATCCAGATGGTCTTCCTGCTTCGCCCATTTTAGCTGCACCAATAAGTGGTTGATAGAGTCCTTGATCTTTTAATTCTCTAAATTTTTCTTGAGAAACAATTGATTCTTCTTTTTCTGGAAGTTTTCCAGATTCCAATGCTGCAATGCCTTCTTCTGGAGTTAAAATTCCAAGTTCCATTAGTCTTGTATAAATTCTAGAGTATTGTACGTCATCTTTAATATCAATATCTTCAAAGAATGGAGTTGGGTAATTTTTAAATCCAAGATCTCTGCTAATTCTTCTAATTTCTGGATACAAGAAATTATTTAAGAAAGCTTCTCTAGATTGTTTTAATCTTTCAATAAATACTTGGACCTTCATACTTCCATTAGCAAACTTATCATTTCCAATAAGAATATTGTTTAAACCAATTAAAATATCTTTATCAACAACTTCATATTTTTCGGGACCAAGAAGATTTCCAATATCTGGAATTACAAATTGAGCTTTTGTTGTATAATCTGCAATAAGAACTCTGCCAATACTTTGATTTGTAAATAATCCTTGCATTGCTTCAAGATTCTTTTGGTTAACTCCACCTTTATCTGGATCAGTTCCCATTGTTACTAATAAAACTATTTGTTGCATTGTACGAGCGATAGACATATCCATCTTTTTCATTTCCGCTTTCCAGTTAATATCTTCAAGAACTGGAAATCCCATTGGAACTGCAAATGGCTCGTAATCTTGCTTCTTATAAAATACCGCACAAAGTCTGTCGCGATCTAATGGTAAAGTTAAAATACCAACTCTAGTTTTTGTAATAAGCTTTTGTGTTTCTGGCGGTAAGCTTTCTAATACTTCTTTATCTTCTGGAGTCTTTGGGGCTTTTAGTCTTTCCAATTCATAGTCTGTTAAAATTTTATAATATCTTCCTACTGAGAAATTGATTGTTCCGCCAAGTTGAACGTCAGCAGGATTAATAATATTATATCTCGCTGGTAACATAACATCAGCAGCTTTTGCAGATAATCCAAAGGTTTGAGTAATTCTATTAACATCTTCTGGTTTAATTTTTGTATCAAAACGATAAATAAATACATTACCACTTCGATAATATTCACGGAAAAATTGATCAAGCAAATCAAATATATTTATTTTCTTTAACCATGCACTAAAGAAATCTCTACTCTTTTGACTTCCGCCTTTAAAATAAATATTACTGCAAGAAAATTCTGTCATTAAATCAATAGTATTTCTAAACACTGCAAAGTTATAATAGCATTTTTGACATAAAATGACCGCATCGCGCACATTCATATTAGAGCTATTGGATATACCAGTTGAATATCTAAATGGAATTAAACCACTATCAATATTTCTATATCTATCTGTTCTAGTAATATCTGCTGATGCGTTTCTTCTAGTTTGAGCATTAGAAGAATCTCCAGATTCTGATCTGTAGGATGCAGCTTTTGTTTCGTAAGTTGAAGCATCTGATACCATCAAAGGTTGGATTTCTTCACTTTTCACAATTTTTTCTTCTTTTTTAAGTTTTTTAGCCATTTTATTATTAAATATTACACATTATCTGATCATAAAAGGAGAAAAAGTCGCTTCTGCTTGCACGATTTGCACGTTCATCATATCATTATAGCACTTTATTGCCCAATTCGCCAACATAAATGCTGAATAATTGTCTTTTCTGGCCTTATTTGCTGATACACTTCTTTTCAAATGTTGAGGTAAATCAAAACTTTGTGTCCCGCGACTAGTTGCAGAATGTTCTATTAATACGCATTGTTTTTTCGTCTGATAAATAAAGTCGTCTTGATTTTCAATAAAATCTAAAATAGTCCAATCCTTCTTATCGTCTTCTTTCATTAAATCCAATGGTAGATTTAAACCTATTGTTTGATTAAATGATGCTTCATCTGATGCTGTTCTACTTGCAAACCATACTCTTTTATAATCAATACATGCCTGTAAATATTCATTCGCTTTACGAATGAAATTACTTGTAAATACTTGATTAAAAGCTATTCTTCTATCTTCTAAGTTGTATTTATTTTTAGCATTTTTAATCATTAAATCGTAATCTACACCTTCTAGTTCAGAATCTATATCTAAGGTTTTAATTTCTAATTTGCTATTTTTAAATAAAGTAGATTGATTACAAGCAGATAAAAATGTGTCTGCACCAGCATTATCAAGAATCATAAATACAATATTAAAATTAGTTAAAATATAATAAAGATAATTAACGTGATTTTTTAAATTACCAAGACCTGCATAAGTATGAACTAGAGTACCTTGATTTTTCTCTTCATCAAGCTCCATAACTGCCATCGCAAAATAATCTGCATTAGGACTATCACTCATATTGGGATCGATTCCTAAGATATATTTTTTATTAGCATTTCCTTTCATTAAAGTATGTGGAGTTTCTCCTATTTTTAACGTACATTCTTCCATTTTTTTCGCATTAAAGTAGCTATCGCTTCCATCAGTAAATCTAGCACAATATTCTCTAAGAAAACTGCTATGACTAGATCCACCAGCTTGAGCTTCTTCGATAATAGTTTTATCTATCATTTCTTCTGGAAGAGCTTCGTAACTCAATTGACTTACAAAATATGTTGCTTCACTTTTTTCATTATCTGTTATTCTTTCGCTCCATTCATTATATATTTTATAAAGATTTTCAAAAGTATAACTAGCTGAAGAAAGAGCTATCATTTTACTTGTATTTTCAAAAACCATCCTTTCACTTTCTTTCATTAATCCTTCCTCTATTAATTTATCTTCGCTTTCTCTAATCTCCATTCTCTCTTTAATATTTTGTGGGGCTACAAGAAATGGCATTAATACATTTTTTACTATTTCTTCTGGTAAAAGAAGAAATTCGTCTAGCACAAGAACATTCGCACGAAATCCTCGTATTTTTTCTCCATTCAATGGAATTGCTACAATACTGCCCCCATTTATCTCCCATTCGAATTGATCATTCCTTCTTGTTTTTGCTCCAAAGCATTGCGATAATAATTCTGCGCCTTTACTATTTACAATTTTTTCTAGATTATTGAAAATAAATCTAGCAGTTCTAAATGTTGGTCCAGCTATAAGAATTTTTGTATTAGGCTCAAATACACATTGAAGAAAACAAAATACCGCCGCTATAAAACTTTTTCCACAACCTCTACCAAAAACGCATAAATTAAAATTTCTATTTAATAAAGCTTTAATATGTATTTCTTGATAAGCGGCAAGTTTTACACCACTTATTAGTTCTGTGGTAAATCCTATGTTCGCTCTAAGAAATTTAGCAAGAGTAATTTTAGCTTCTTTATCGTTTAAAAAGCCTTTTAATTGCGATAGTTCAGCGTTAACATCTTTTATTTCTTTTATATATTTATCTGGGCAGTATATCATAAATTTTTTGTATCATATGCAAGTTGAAGATCAAAATCCTTATAGAAACAGTCACTAGCAAAAATATTTTCAATAACTCTGATCATTTCTGATCTACCGTCTACAAATAAGAATTGTAAATTGTCATATTGTTGCAGTAAATCTCTAACGTTGTGGAATATATATTCTGGGGTAGCTTTTATTTTTTTACTTATATGTGGAAGATATTGAAAGCTTAATGCATTTGATAATTTTTCTTCTATCATAACTATAATATATGAATTATTATTTTTAGCTTTTTCTATTTCATTTTTAAAACGGTCAAAATTTTTAACGCTAAGTGTACTGATAAAATCACTTAAACTTTTTCTTTCTATATAGCAATTACAGTTATTATTTGAGCAGGAATAATCTCCAAAAGGTAATGTTTTAATTTCAAAAGGAATATTGAATTTCAACCAACTCTGTTCTCTTGTATCTACATATATTATATCTTTTTGTGATAATTTATTTTTAAAATTATTTTTAACTTCTACATTAATATTAAATTTATTTTTTAAAGCAATAGAAGAGCATAAGTTATAATAATTGCCAAATATTTTATTATAAAAAATAATTGATGGTGACATTATTGTTCTAAGCTCTATTTGCGTAGGAGAGTATTTTAAATTTTTAAGTTCTTTTCTTTTAATTAACAAATTTTTACAATATTCTTTAGCTGTATCGATTGGCTGTTGTTTAAGCCATTTCTTCATATTGTTTTTATCATTAAAATCGCTATTTAAATACTGTTCTTTTGTTTTAAAATTAATCAATTCATTTGTTAATAAATCTCTACGTTCAAAATATTTTTGATAATATTTTACTTTATTTAATCCATATCCTTTTAATGCAAAATGAAGACTTTTTTCATCTTTGAATTCTTTACCATCTATTTTACATATAACACTCATCCATTTAAAATCTCATCTGTAGATATGCCCAAAATCTTGCATTTTATTTCATCCATTGTAGATAAGCGATCTATTTCTTTTTCTATGTTTTTTTTTCTTATTTCTGCCATTTTTAAAAGTTTACTTCTGCTCTCTTCTTCTTTCCACATTTGTACAAGATTTATTATAGAAGCCGTATCTTTGATTTGCTTGCTTAATTTATCGCTGCGTTTTACTTTTAAATCGTTATTTAATTTTTGTTGGCGATTTACGCAGTCATTATATTCTTTTCTTGCTGTGCTACTTGCTTCTACTACGGCCATAGGTATTTTACCATCTTCTTGCATTGATAATTCTATTTGATTTTGCAGTACATTGATTGTTTGCTGGATACTAGAAGAAATAACAACTTCTGTGCATAAAACTATATATTGATCAACTTCTTCTTGAGATAAATCACTTTTATCATAAGTATATCTTACAAAGCTGCTTTCAAATAGCTCTCTATCGCTTTCATTGTCGTATATATTAATTTGATGAATAAAACGATGAGTATTCATGTAGCTGATTATTGAATTTATTTCTTTTTTATGCTTGTGAGTTAATTTATTTTTATCTATGCCATCTAAAACATATTTGTTTATTTTAACAATCATTCTTTCTTCGCTTTTCGGTGGACGATATCCTTCTGTCGAGGCATCTTCATTTGCATCGTTGTTGAATTTTATATTGTTTGGTACGTTTTTTAAATACTCTAAAGTGCTTCTTGTCTCTTGGCAAAGATTTGTTAAAGATTGATTTTTGAATAGAACTCTAGCCATTTCTAAACCTGTCATCATATGACAATTGTTACTAATGTATTCTTTCTGATCGTCTGTTAGTTCCAAAAGTCCCTTAGCTTGATATTCGTAGCTTTTTTTAGGTTTAATTTGTCTGGAAGCGAGAAAATTTTTAACAGCTTTGCCTTCTTTGCTTCTTCCGTCCAAATCTTCTCTATTAAAAGCTATTTTGACAAGGTCATTTAAAGACGGTGGATTATCCACACGATTATTCCATTCATTAAGAAGTTTTAATTTTTGGTCTTCTGTTAGGTCTGGAATATTTTCGCTCATTTTAATTGATGTCTATATCTCCATTATAAAGATGCTTTCTTACTTTAATTATAATAAGCTTTTTAATATTTTTAATTTGTTTATACCCTGCGATTCTATTCTTTTCACTAGTTCTATATCCCATTAGTTTCGCCGTTTGTTCCTCGTCTTTACCTTCTATATATAAATGCTGATATACTTTCCATTCTATTGGTTTTAAAACTTTTTGCATTTTAGTATGAATATTGTTTGCTGATTTTTCCATATTAAAATTATTGATTTGCAAATCATTGATTTCTTGATGATGATTTTCTATACTAAGAGTTAATTTTGTATCGTGCGCGTTCTTTTTGCTTTTTTCCCAATTTGCATAAAGTGGACAAGTCTTACATTGTATTGAATAAATTGCGCACCCAAAATCTCCTTCAGCTGCAGCACATTTAAGACAAGGGCGTGTAAAATTACTATAATTATTTCTAATTAAATTCTTAATTTGATTGCTTATAATTCTATTAACCCAAGGAGCAAGAGGTTTTTGAGGATCATAAAGATGCCATTTTTTATAGATATGTATTCGTAAGATTTGCGATACATCACTAAAGTCCATCCAATTAATTGCTGTTAAATTCCACTTATTTTTTCTTTTTATAATTTCGGAATTTATTAAACCAAATAGACTCTCATATGTGGGTTTTTCATCCATCTTTGGGCTTTCGCGAAGATTGGCGTATAGAACCCGCTTCTCTTTTAAAATCCTCTAAGAATTTTTTACGATCTGCTTTCGTTACTGGCTTGCCTTTGATCTTTTCTTTTCTTGATGGATTTGTTGCGCTTCCAATAATATCTCCAATCTTAGTTTTTACTTTTTTATCTTGATACTCTTGATCAATTTCGACATCTAATTTATGAATTGATGGCACACGATTTACTTCATTAATATCGTATTCTGAATCATCAAAATCGGAGTCTGTATCTTCATCGTCTGTTACTCTTTGAAATTTTGAAACAATTTTCTTTGGCGCAACAGGTTTATCTGCTGTTGGTTTTTGAAGCAAAACTTTATTAACAACTAACTTATCAAAAGAAATTCCGCATGAACTGCAAAATTTTGGTTTAGAATCTAAATAGCTAGTTGGACCACCACATTCTGTACAATATAATTTTAACATAATACTAATTATACTTAAAATTAATTAAAATTTCAATATTTAATTAGTGTACTTCTTCAAATTTTTCAATAATATAAGCTAAAATATCATTTCTCATAATATCATCTGTGCCAAATTTAAAAGTAATTATGCCTTTATTTTTACTTTTTTCATCATCAAATAGCTGGTATACTCTTTCAAAACCGCTGTTCTTAATATCTGATTGACGAATATCTCCAATAAATATTAATTTACTAAATTTACCCATTCTTGTACTAACTAACAAAAGATCATGGATACTTAAATTTTGCGCTTCGTCACATATAATATAGCTAGCATTAATACTGAGACCTCTTAAAAATCCTAGTGGGAGCCCTTTCACCCTCTCTTGCTTTAATAATAGTTCTGCTTGACCTTTTGGAAGAAGCTCATGTAGCTTATCCATTAAAGGTTGTAAATATGGATCTAGTTTTTCATGAAGATCACCTTTAAGAAATCCTAAGTTGTGGGTGCTACTTTCGACAGGATTGCGAATATAAAATATCTCTCCTACCTTCTTATTATTAATTGCATGAAGAGCACAATAAACGCTTAACAAACTTTTAGCTGTTCCTGCTGGGCCTTTACAGAACATCATCTTAGTAGATTTATCTTGCAGAGTTTGAATGAACTTCTTTTGATTTTCTGTCCAATTGAGATCCCTAATATTCAAGGGTTGTTGAATTTTATCTCTTTGAGGAACTACTGGTGACTTATCCTCTTTTTGTTCTTTTCTATGCTTTTTAGACATGAGGTTTACGTAATGATTTACACCATATTTTAAATTAAGTGTAAATAAATTAACTGTGGCCTACTTAAACGCTAATATACCTCCAATAGAATGCTATGTTAGAGGAAACTTCTTAAGAAATCAAGAAGATAGCCATGATAAATTTTTTAACTGCATAGTATTTGGAGTGGCTTCTGTTCCAAATCGTTCTCCTTTATTTCATTTTATAATGCAAGACGGAGGAGTGTGGTGGAGAGCACCCATTAGTGCTTTTTGTAG